TCCTGCTGAACATTGCAGCAACTTGGTTGGTCCGCGATGACGAAGACCCGAACATCGTGAACAGCGACATCCACAACTATAAGCTTGAGTTATTCGAGCAGCTGAGCAAGGGAGGTGCGAAAGATTTTTTCTCAAGCTTGGGTATCGATCCGCTGATGCCCTTGTTAACTATGTCTCCAGAAGACTTTCAGACATTATGGGAATACAACCTGGTGCAGCAAAGAAATCTCAAAGAGTCCTTGTTCCGTCTGAATTCTCACCGCGAGCAAGGGCGCAAAAAGCAGGCGACTACATGAGGGAGCAGGTGATGATATTGAGCGGCGGCAGCGTTGTTGAGTATAATGAGATGATGAGTGGTGATGTTGACTTTTATTTACGTAAATTTGAGGCCAACATCAAAGCTCAGAAGTAATGGCAACAGCTACTATTCAAGTCGCTTATGAAGCGGAAACATCCAGTCTCAAGGCAACCGTCAATGAGATCAATCAGATTAACGACAAGGTAGTAGAGGGGGCGAATGATACGGCCAAGAAAGTAAAGCAGCAATACACGAGCATTGCGCAAACCTTTGCGGCGGCATTTAGCGGCAAGACAGTTGAGCAAGTTCTCAGAGGGCAAACGACAGCCATCGATTCACTGGGCAAGTCGGGCAAGAGTCTGACTGGTCAGCTAAGAGGATTGAAGCAGGAGCTCGCGGCACTTGAGACGGCAGGCAAAGATGGAACGGCGGCATTCAATGAGTTGCTAATCACAGCGGCAAAGCTCGAGGATCAGATTGGCGATACAAGAGACCGAGTGCGTATCCTCGCATCTGACACATTCAAGTTCGATGCGGCGGTAGGTGCAACACAGGCACTGGCTTCAGGCTTCGAGATTGCGCAAGGTGCAGCGGCATTGTTTGGCAGCGAGTCGGAAGACTTACAGAGGGCATTGCTTAAGGTGCAAGCAGCAACGGCGGTTGCCAATGGAGTGCAGCAGATTGCAGCATTGGTGACACAGGAGAGCGCGGTTAAGACGGCGGTGCTCACTGGAGCACAGGCGGCATACACGGCGGTTGTCGGAGCATCGACAGGAGCGTTGAGGTTATTTAAGCTCGCACTTGCAGGAACAGGAATAGGAGTCTTGGTTCTTGCCATCACTGAACTCATTGGATACTTCAATGAGTTGCAAGCGGAATCGGCAAAGACACAAACGGTGTTCGGTAGATTCAAGGATACATTCGCCAATGCTAAGACGGCGATTGAAGGATATCGTGATGCCATCATCGATGCTCAGTCACGTATCGATGTTGCTCTTGGAAGAACAAGCAAGACTGAAGCTGATGTTAATAAGGCAAGAACTGAAGGAACAAAACAGCTCAATAAGGATTTAAAAGATTTGCGCTTTGCTCAGGAGTTATTGCGCATCGAATACGAGAGAGAAGTTGCAGCAAGTAAAGACGTTAACGCTTCATTTGAGGAAAGAATCAAGGCAAGCAACAGAGCAGAGCAGAAGCTCAAGGAATTGACGGCAGTTGAAGCAGAAGTCAATCGAATTAGAACAGCAGGAGAAGCGGCGATTAAGCTAACTGTTAAGGCATTGATTGAGGAGGAGAAAGCAACCGAGAGAGCGAAGGCTGAGAAGGATGCTAACAAGAATAAGATTAAGGAGACCAGACTCGAATATGTCAAGCTAAGCGAGACACTGGACGAGTACACTAAAAAGCAATTAGCAGCTATTAAGATTGATGTTGGCCTTTCAGAACTCAACTTAAAAACAGCAGAGGAGTTCGCTCAATCAAGAGTATTCTTCTTACAAGCGGAGGAGGCGGCAGGAGATAAATCGCTCGAGAATAGACTTAACATAATTAGGGCAGAAGGCGAAGCACGAAAGGCAGCACTGGAATTGAATGAAGACTTTGCAAATAGATCAAAGATTATAGATGCGGAGACTCAGGCGGCAATCACCAAAACTACTCAAGACGAGTTTGATAAGCGTATTGCACTTGTTGAGCAATATGCAAACGCAGTATCTGAAGCATTTACAGCCATTAATGAATTTAGCAAGATTGCATCAGAGAACAGAATTTTAGATATTGAAGCAACTCAATCAAAGGAGCTTGAAGCAATTGAAAACAGCACACTACTTGAACGCGATAAAGAGAAAGCAAGAGTTGATGCTAACAAGAAAGCATCAGCTGCAATTGCAGCTGAAAAAAGAAAGCAAGCAATAGCAGATAGAGCTCTTGCAGTTTTCGACATCGGAATCAATACAGCTGTTGCAATATCCAAAGCAGTGGCAGCATCACCACTTACAGGCGGTCTTCCATTCTCAGCATTTGCCGCAATAATAGGTGCGGCACAAATTGCTGCCGTACTTGCCAAGCCGATTCCTAAGTTTGAGAAGGGTGGTTTAATTGGCGGCAAGCTGCACAGCCAAGGAGGTACGCTGATTGAGGCAGAGCAAGGCGAGTACATGGTCAACAGACGGCAGAGCGCAAAGCATCGCCGCGAGCTTGATGCAATGAATCACTCGACTGAGGCTTTCCGCAAGATGATTGACGAACGATATGTGCGTCCTGCATTGATGGGTTACTCGGCAAGCAGACGAGGCAAGGAGGGTGTGACAGTGAATGCATCGCTTAACAGCAAGAGCATGGAAAAGGAGTTGAGAGGTATGCGCAAAGACTTGAAGAATCGCAATGTGATAGTAAACATTAACCAACAAGATTCGAGATACCAATGGCAGTAGAGTTAAAGTTTATAATCGATGGAGCTGATCGAGGTCAGCCGACCAATGCAGATGACTTCAGCGTTAACATAACCGAGGACACAAGCATCAACACTCGTATCGTATCCTTTGACAATGACTTAAAGTTTGTTGGTGGCATGTTCGAATACTTGTACAACAACTTAATTGAAACAGGTGGATGCTCATTGATAGATGTTGAGGTGCAGTACTTATGTGCCGGAACATGGAAGCGATTAGTGAATGGCTACATCATTGCAAGTGAGTGCGCCTTCCAATTAGATAGATGCTCAGTGCAAACAAAGCTTTACGACAATTCATTTAGCAGCAAGATTAACAACAACAAGAGTATTCCGTTTCCATTGAATGGTACTATAACAAAGAACTTGCAGACGGTTGTTCCTCCAGTTCAGCGCAAGGTGTTAATGTTTAATCCTGCAACAGGAGCCTATCAATATCCTTGCTATGGAGTTGGAGTCTATGATGCGTTTAAACAGCTCGTTAGTTGCATGAGTGACAACCTCATCGACTTTGATAGCAACTACTTTGCTTTTGACTTTAGTGCTGATGGCAACTTCATACTTGTAAGCACAGGGCTATCGATTATCAACGAGACAAGAGATCCTGCGATTGTTTCTTTTGAGGAGTTATACACAGCACTTAACAAGAAGCTGAGACTCGGGATGGTAATTGAGACTCAGGCCAATGGTCGTCCGTTGCTTCGCATTGAGCCTGCAACATATTTCAATCAGCAAGGTGCTCATGTTAATCTTTACGATCAACCAAACATTTTGCTTAAGTATGACACAGCTCAGCAGTTCGCATCCATCAACTTTGGATCAACACCATATCTTGAGCAGCATGAGTGCAACAATGGTGAGACGGCTTGTACCTTCTTTCAGAACTCTTTCAAAGGTTTCCGAGATGAGACATTTGGATTAATTGGAGAATGCAATACAACAGCTGTGCTTAATCTTAAGAGCGATGATGTTGTATTTGACACCAATGTTATTGAAGATACCTATGTGCACAGCAATGAGAACTACAACAACAATACATTTGTCATTGAAAGCTTTTGGGATGTAAGCGCAAATCAAGGCAATGCTCGGCAGTTCGATCCGTACGGTATTGACCAGACTGTTTATAACGGCGGCTTTACCAATGACAACACTGCACTTAATTGGGTAGGAGGGTATCCGAACGGAATATACTCATACATCCAAGGCTTTGTACCTGGCAGCACGCAAGTGCAGGCGACAAGCAATTCAAGTCCATTGCAATCGTGGGGCATCAGCGATGTGTTCACTTCGTACTATCTTGCAACCTTCCGCCCTTATGTTAAGTTTGGCAATGAGATAATCGACCCGAGTAACAACTTTGACTTCTTTAAGTACACAGTTCCATACACTGGTACTTATACTTTCAGTACCACTATTATTGTAAGCAATGTATATGAAGCTTTTGCACAATTAGTAAGATCAGATGGAGCAGGAGTATTTATTCAATCATACAGTCAGTTGGCAATACTCGCAGACCCAATCACAATGATTGCAGTTTGTAATATCACTTGGGAAGTAGTATGCAATGAAGGTGACCAGGTGACAGCCAATGTTTGGGCCCGAGTAGATGACACCTTTCCACCTGACACGGCAACCATTGAAAACACATACGACATTTACACCACGCAGTTCGATGCGATTGGTCAACCATTTCCAAATGTATTGCAGCCTGTTGATCCAAACAGCATTAAGCGATTCGTCTACTCCTTCGACCGACCTCTTCGCATGGAGGAGATTGAGGCGATACTCGACAACACTTCACGGCCGATTAAGTTCGGGCAGTTCGATGATCCACTGCGAGTGATTGAAGGATACATCAACAAGGTAGACATTAAGAGCATCATCAAGCAGGATGCTTCTATACAACTTAAATCAAACAAGATACTTCGATGAGCTTTACTTCCATACCGAATCAGCCTATTATCTTCACAAGCAACACAGATGTTGACTGCCCGGGATGCGGCGGCGATTACAAGCAGCTTGTCGATTTCAATGATCAGATCTTCTTTCAAGTGGAGTCAACACCTTGCCCATTGTCAATGCTGTATAAGTACGACACTATTGAAATTGAATGGGGTATTCCCGTTGATAATCAAGTATGCTCGACTACATTAGATGTTAATGGCTTATACTGCCAACTGCTAAGCGCTAACTACATCTATCAGCTATACCAGGTGACGTTTACCATCTTGACATTAGATCAGGGAAGCTTGACTGTTGGCATGATTGGCTCAAGCAGTTATGAGCTGACCTTACCTGGCACTTACACCTTGTATTTTGCAAATCCAACTATCACAGGAAACAGCATTACATTATGCTTTACAAGCGAGAGTTGGATTGGCTGCCTGAGCACAAGCGGAATCAAAGTTGAAGGCCTTGCATCTGGCAATCAGATGAAGCTGGGTATTGTGGATGCAGAGACATTGGATACGGTTGATATGATTGCTCCGCTTTACACGCTTAAGGACAATAAGATCACAGCTGCCTTTGACTTGACGGATGTGGAGCTTGGGGCAGGGTGCTATCGACTTGCGATGACCGACTTCTGCACCAATACTTGTGGACAGAATTACGTCTACAATGGTGTGTTCAGAGATGCCTCAGGAGTAGGTGGATGGACAGCAAGCAATGCGTTTGTGACATTAAGCGAAGGGCAAGCTGAATTCAACCTTCCAATAGCAGGCGATGAAGCGAAAATCACGCAGAACCAAAGCAACGACCTATGCGATGGCTTGCAGTATTATGTTAGCGTGTTTATTGAGAGCAGAACTAATGTGCGCATCTATGCAAAAGTTGGAGCAAATCAAGAGCAGTTCTTTGGCACTGGATATCAGACGGTGCTTATTACTGCCGATGGCAATAGCCCACTTGAGATATTGGTGCAAGAGTTTGGCGGTGCTCCTGCATCTGCCGTTATCAAGCTTGTTGAGATTCAGATAGAAGATACCGACATCCAATGGAATTTGTTCAGCGACATGATCAACATCGGTGACTTCAATGATGAGTGCAAGTACTTCAAGATTGAAGGCTGCAACGCAGAGGACCAGTTCAACCTTGCCTTTGGCGGCTCATCATTCTTGCCTGCCATCAGACTTGAAGGCCGCAAGTTCAGAGCGCAGTATCAAACAGAAGTCAACAACTTCCGCTTTGCTTCTGGCAGATATCAGACCACCTACGTTGACCGCGAGAAGAAGTGGACATTTGCCTTTGGCAGATTGCCTGAGTACGTGCTTGACTTCTTGAGCACCATCTTCTACTACGACAACTGCTATGTGAACGGCGATCTTTACTATGCCATCGATGGCGAGTTCCCAGATGTGGAATACAACGATGCTGATGACCTTGGCGCAATTGCTATCGACCTTGCATTGAAGTCATCTAAGGTGCGCAAGACCATTTGCAGCAACACCGATGCTGACTGCTTGCCGAGTATCTTAGACAATGCCGATGAGCCATTCTTGTTGGCACAGGATGAGCAAAGATTGACAACTGAAAATTCTGTTAACTTATATCAAGAAAATAATTTGTAACTTTGTCAAACATAGAGACCAAGTAGGTGTATTGCCGCGACCTATACAACAGCGAAACAACAACACAAACTCTTACTACAAATGGCCTGTGTATCATATTGCGACACATCCTTGCTAGAGCACGATTTGGTGATCTGCAATGAATACAAACTGGGCGGAGTTTCCGCCATCATTGTCGGTGCTTGTGGCACTGAACTTATCGATCCTTCCGATGCTGTTGAGGTTGATGCTTTGCTAGTATCTGGAGAAGCAAGACTAATCAGTGACATCCGTTTTGCACTTCCTGCTGGCTCACCTATCACTGTTGATTCACCAATTGGTTGCGGTACTTCAATCCGTATCAACGAAGATCGCACAGCGACTCTTTACGATGCTAACGTGACTGATGGCAACAACACATTCTGGAACGATGTAAACAACCGCCGTATCTCTTGGATACTTGCGTACATGTGCGACAGCGGAAAAGTGATTTACATCACTGCTCCTGTTGGAATCACAACATCTGCAAACTTCATCTTACCTGAGCAGAACAACGAGCTTCAGCGTTATGAGGTGACCTTCTCTTGGAGAAACAAAAACATTCCTGAGCAATACAATGCTCCTGCCGGTGTATTTGCATAATGACTGAGGAAGCAACACAAACCACACAGAGCATCACTCCAACAACTGGAGTGGTGCTTCTTGCATTCGGAAAGCCGCAATACTATTGGGCTGCTTATAACCTTGCATTCAGCATCAGAAAGCACAGCCCCAATGTTAACATCACAGTGCTGTTTGATGATCCGTTAAAAGGCATATCACATTGCCAAGACTTCATGCAGTACATCAACAACATTGGCAGCATTGATTCTGATGATATCTACACCAACAAGAAGCTTGACCCAGGCAAGGTCAAAGTAAATTTATACAAGTACTTGCCATACGATTGCAACCTCTACCTTGACGTAGATGCGATTGCACTCAAAGACATTCAGCCAATGATTGACGAGCTTGCTCAATCCGGCAAACATTACGTAAGCCATACAGTTGGCTATCATACTATTGACAAGGGGCGCGACTTCAAGGAGATGCAGTGGGCGTGGGCGGATAAGATGTGGGCGCACTTCAACTTGCTACCAAGCTACGTGATGCCTGCCATCAACAGCTCGATGCAGTGGATTGTAAAAGGCTCAGAGGCTGAGGCGATTTATCGCACTGCCAAAGACTTGTACTTCAACAATCCGATTCCAATCAAAGAGCTTCGCATGAAGTGGGGCGGTGGGCAGCCAGACGAGTTGTACATGAATGTTGCGCTTGCGATTCGTGGCATTGATCCTGCGCTTAAGCAGTACACTCCCAACAACGGCAGCGAAGGTGGCATGATTCACTTCGCGATGCAAAGAGGATTAAGCTTTGAAAAGATTACTGAGAACTACTACTTGCAAAGCTACTACGGCGGCGCAGGATTCACTCCAATATTCTACATCAACTGGCTTGATAGAATGCTCAATGCGGACTTCAAGGCAATAGGCAAAAGACATATCTATTTAATTAGCAGGATTGCACAAAACAAATATGCAGATGGCAAACGATAAACCAAATAGAGGCAGACCAAAGAAAGCAATTGTGACCACTGAGACATTCACAGAGGTTGCTCGTCACGACTGGAACTCAGAGGATGAGTGCGGCGAATTTATGGCAAGCATCATCAAGATGAGCAAGTACATGACGGTGCTTGAGATTGGAGTCTTTGAAGGCGAGACAACGCAGCATCTTATCAAGGCATTGCCAAAGGGTGGGCAGTATGTCGGCATTGATATTAATGATTATCGCACCGACTTAACTAAGGCGGCCATGAGTACAGGTGGCAAGTCGATTGACTTCATCCTGGGCAACTCACTTGAGGAGTTGAACAACTTGCCTAAAAATCATTTTGACCTTATCTTTGTTGACGGCGATCACAGCTTCGAGCATGTGCTTCCAGAGTTTAAGCTTGTTGAGAAGTTGGTGGCAAGAGGCGGCGTGATTGTTTACCATGACACCATCCACTTGGATGGACCAAGAAAGCTTGTTGAATACGCAAAGCATTTTAACTATAACAATGTCACGCTTAACACTACCGAAGGGCGAGGCATATCAATCCTACACCGATGAAACCAAACTACTGTCGTTCAAAATCTTGTGGTTCTAACATAATGGAAAGACCAAATGGCACTAAGCTCTGAGGACATTCAAAAGATAGTAAACCGATTCGCGGCAAAGCGAAAGGGTTGGGAGCAGATGACACAATCTACTCCGCTCAATCCTATCACTAAGCAGCGAGCATCGAGCCAGTATCCAGAATATTGGAGCGGCTATAATTATGCCGCGAAGATGTATGATAGCATCTTGCCGCATAGCCGCTCCGATGTTTATCCTGAGCACTTGCTTTCGGTGCGTGCTCCCAATCAAACGGATGCGCAGGCTTTGTACATCAAGGCAAACTACAAGGCAACAACCTTGAGCGTGTTTGAGGACTTTAGATCTACCATTAGCAGAGCATTCGCCGATCAGAACTGGAGCATCAGATACAACGAGGAACTTGATGAGCGATTCGGTGATGAGACTTTTCAGCGATTCGTCAACAATGAGATTGAGAAGTTTGGCAGCTTGGAGATGTTTATCAAGAACATGCTTCCAACCTTGAAGCTTGTTGATGCCAATGGTATCATTGCCATCTATCCTGATGACATCGAGTACTTGGATGATGATGAGTTCAATGAACCCGTGATTGGCAACGAGCTGCTTCGCCCAATGCCGACATACTACAACTGCAAGAACATTGTAGGGCAGAAGTTCGGTGAGTACTACTTGGTGATCAGCGATGACCATAGCTACGTGAAGAACGGCAGCAAGACGGAAGAGACTGGCATCGTGCTTTACCTCTATGACTCGATGGCCATTTACAAAATTGAGCAGACAGGCAAGAAGAGTGATATGACATTCAGCGAGCCTGTGCTTTATTTTCAGCACAACCTTGGCTATGTGCCCTGCATAAAGCTGATGGGAGCACCTCAACTTATCAATGATGAGATTGCATTCCAATCGCCATTTATTACGGCAGTGCCATTGCTTGACCAGGTAGTTCTCGATGAGTCCTACTTGCAGATGAGCAAGGCAACAAGCGCATTCCCTTTCATGGTTGCGCTTGGTGAGATATGCGAGTTCATCGACCGCGAAGGAAACAAGTGTAATGACGGGCAGATATTCGATGCAGTCAACGGCGGCTATCGCACATGCGGCAGCTGTTCAGGCAGCGGAGTAAAGAGCCGATTCAGTCCAACCGGTATGCTACTGATTAAGCCAAAGACATCGCTAAGCGAAGGAGACAGCGGACTTAGTGGCGAGTACTTGAAGTTTGTAAGTCCTCCGATGGACACGCTAACATTCTTGCGCGCAGAGATTGAGCAGCAGATGGCTAAATCAAGACGTATCCTGCACTTGCCTTCAAGTGATGAAAGTGGAACTATCGGAGAGTCATCGACTGCAACAGGAAGCTTAAACAAGCTGCGCAGCCTTTATGCTTTCATCAAGCCTATCTCCGATCAGCTATTCACAATCTATGAGTTCTGCTTGGTAACAATTGGGAAGATGCGCTACGGGGATTTGTTTGGCGGAGTAAACTTGGTATATCCAACTAGCTTCGACATCAGCACACCAAGCGACTACCTTGCTGTAATCAGCGAAGGAGTGAAAGCAGGAGTGCCGCCATCGATTACCTTCTCCAATGTTTACAACTACATCAGAGCAATCCACTACACCGATGAAGAGACCAGTGCAGTGTACGACCTTATCATCAATGCAGATGAGTTGCTTCTAATGAGCAATGCCGATATACTTGCAAGACTTGCAAGCGGAAGCGTTGAGAAGTGGCAAGATGTATTGCATAACTCTGGGCCGCAACTAATCATGGAGCTTATCAGAGACTTCATTCCAACTGAAGGCGCACAGCGATTCCTTGACCTACCAATGTCTGAGCAGATTACACAGCTAAGAGCAAAGGCAGCTGAGAAGATTGCAGTGACATTGGATCCAATTGCACAAGCGCAGCAAACTCTATTGAATGGCATCGTTTGAGGAACTGGTTAAGAATAAGATTAAACTCCTTGAGAATGTTCCCGAGGAACTTGCAACAGCGGCAGAGCGAGCGCAGCGAGATGCTTGGCGCAAGCTCAGTCCTTTGCTTGCCGAGATGGATGTCGATGTCGATGGCAACATTGCGCAAACAGAAGACAACATACGAAGGATTGGACTGATCACCGAGGAGCTCAACAAGGTACTTGCAGGCGGCGAGTACCGAGATGCTGTGCAGTCCTTTCTTGGCTCAATCGATGAAGGCATTCAGCTGACTGATGACATCGCCAAGAAGATCGACAGCACCTTCGAGCCCAACAACGTACAGAGGCAACTCCTTGCCATCTCCAAGCAGAATGCCATCAATGCCTTCTTTGGCTCAGGACTTAGGGAGCGAGTGACACAGCCATTCCTTGAGCAGCTCACTGCAAACGTTGCGGCAAGAGCACCACTGCGCGAAGCGGTTAAAGCATTGCAAGGAGTGATTGAAGGAACAGATACCACAGACGGCAGGCTGCTTGCCAACGTGCGCACAACTGCCGGAACAGCCCAAGCCATTGCCGACAGAAGCTATGCGGCGGCGGTCAATGAGGAGCTCGGCATTGAGTACTTCCAATACCTGGGCGGCGAGATACCTACAACAAGACCCTTCTGCGAACATCGCGAAGGCGAGATATATCATCGCAAAGAGATTGAGGCATGGGGCAATGGAGAGAACAGCGCAGGCATCAACGACATTCGCAATGGCACTTGGGATGGGCGCATTGATGGCACTGACTCACGCAGCATCTTCACCTTTGTTGGCGGTTGGAACTGCCGCCACTTCCTTGTTCCAGTGATCAAGCAAAGAGTTCCTGCAAGTGTTATTGCAAGAGCGGAAGCGGAAGGTTATGCAACACCACCAAGACCAAGAGGAGGAGCTGAAGCACTAACGGCTTGATAATAATATTTTACGCAATCAAACTTTTACTATCTTTGCTTCATGACTTACTACATCATGAGCGATGGCACAATCAAGCGTGCCTCTGATGTACTCGCAGCTGAATTGATTAAGCGAGGTGCAAGAGAATTGAAACTACAACCAATAACAATAGACTATGGCAATCAAACAGGAGGAAGCACTGGAGCTCTTGAAGTTCCTAAACCTCGAAGAAGCAGCGGATCTCGAAGCCGCAAAAGAAAAGTTCCAGGAAAACTGGATTAAGCAGGAAGAAGTAAGCGGCAAGATTGGCAAGCTTACAGGTACAATCGCCAATGCAACACGCAAAGCATTTGAGCCGTTTGGCATCGTGCTCACTGATGAGGACTTCAAGGGGCAGAAGGTTGAGGAGGTTATTCGCAGCGCATCAGAGAAAGCAAAGAGCTCATTCGAAACACAACGTGAGGAGTGGGAGAAGCGTGCATCTGGCAACGGCAATGAGGCACTCCTGCAAGAGTGGGAGAAGAAATATAAAACACTTGAGCGCAAGACAAATGAACTTGATTCAGCGCGTCAAGATGTGATGTCGCAATTTGAGTCTTATAAGACACAGGTTGCGACTGACATTAAAACAAGCAAGATCAACTCATCATTCGAGAAAGAGCTTGGCGCATTGAAGCTTGATCCAAGTGTGAACGAGTACACCATTCGCGGCTTTAAGTCGGCTGTCACAGATAAGTATGCAATCGACTTGGAAGATGATGGAGCATTCGTTGTTAAGGATAAGGCAACAGGCGAGAGATTGAAGAGTAAGGAGAAGGCAGGCTCATTCCTAACGATGTCTGATATCCTAATCAAGGAAGCAACAGAGGCAGGCATTATCCAAAAGAATCCGCATGCAGGTGCTAAGATTCCAATGCGCAGCCCACTGATTCCGCAGATGGAAAGTGCAGGCGAGAAGAAGTTGAAAGGCATCAACCCACGATTCTACACGAAGTAGTATATTAGCACTGGGGTTAATTCAATGAGTCGCACTTGCAAGAGTGCGGCTTTTTTTATTTACCTTTGTGTTTCTCTATGGTAGTCGGCAGGACTTTCAGCTGCAAAAAAGTAGGCATCAACGCAACAGCCTTCAGAATACGTTGCTCAAAATTCTACAATAAAAAACGACTATCATGTCTATTTCAAGAATACTTTCAGAATGCCCTAACGTGCAAATGTCACTGGGCGAATTATTTTTAGAGGTTGGTCAGCGTGAACAACTTCCATTCCTTGAATTTCTTTTGTCTCCTGAGAACGCGAAATTGATTCGCACTGAGGTTGCACCTGGTCAAGGTAAATTGAAAACCGTTCAAGCTCGTTGGATTCAGCGTTTGCCTGAGACGGAAGTTGAGGAAGGTGCTGACATCCTTACTTGTACTTCTGCTAACACTTACGGCGATTCAACTACAACCTACACAGTTGAAACAACTGACACTTACACTGCATCTCAAATGATCAATGCAGCGGACATCGCTCGCCATTGCCAAGAAAACAGCCGTTACGTGCTTGAGTCAATCATGCGCTTGATGGATGTGCTTGATCGTAAGGTAGCATCTGCCGCTGCTGTTCAAGCTGTTGCTGCTATCGGTAATTGGGGAACTGAAGTTGAAGGATTCTACACAGTTACTTCTGATTGCTTAGTTGTTCCTACAATGGTTGCTGCTAACGAGCCTAACGCATTCGCTATCGCTGACATTCAGCAAGCAACACGCATGGCTAACTACCCAGGTGCACCAATTGCATTCGGTGGTGCTGCAATGCAGCGTTATGCTAACGCGATGGCAGCAGGTTGCTGCACTCAGTACGGCATCGACTTACTTGCAATCACTCAGCAGAACGGTTTCGGCTTTGCTTATGATTCACGTTTGGCAGCTGCTCAAGGTGCACAGACTAAGGCTTTGGTTACAACAGCAGGAGCAATCCAGTGGTTGTCATTTAACTTAGCAGAGTGGAACACTGGCATCACTCCAACAGCAGGAAGCAACTACTCTAAGACGTTGGTGTTCACACCGGCAGGAGTTCCAGTTGACTTGACTATGAAGGATGATTGCGGTAACTTATCAATTGTATTAACTACAACTGGTATCATCGCAACATTGCCAACTGACATCTACGAGGCATCAGACAAGTATGCAGGTGTTAATTACGTAAACTGCGTGTCAATTGTAAACCCATAACGAGCTCGCAGAATCTACTGAGTCAAGACTCGGATGATCTGTTGAGCGAGGGCAGCGATAATTTGCTGACACAATGAATTAAGGGAGAGGTGCAAGCCTCTCCTTTTTTATTTATCTTTGTAAAAAAATCAACAGCCAATGTGCTACGAATCTCTTCTCGGTCTTCAGGGGTGCGACAGACCAGAGCCAACAACTGGGCTTTACATCGATGATCTCGGCATCAATCAGACTTTACTCGGGCAGCTAATAACTGACCAATACAACAGCGGAGTTGAATTGTTTGAAGCAAAGCGAGCATTCGCTTGGCGCAAGATGTCAACTGATATCTTATCAAGGCTAACACCGATGATGAAAGCGGACACAGTTGTTGAGTCAAAGCGCATCGGTCAAGTGGTAAGCAATGCTGCAAACATCGACACTTTGGTAGGTGCAGGAAAATACACTGGCATCAGAGTGACGATCGACCCGAACACGGAAAGCTTTCTGAACTTCTATCTGTCTAATTTTAAGATTGACATTTATACAATGAATACTCCTGTCGAGATATTTGTCTACGACATGAGCACCTTGAAGCTGATTGATTCCTTCTTCTACCAATCGGAAGCGGTTGAGCAGTTTATCGGCAAGACCTTCAAGGCTAATCGCAGAAAGTTAGATCTAGCATTTGTCTATGAGTCGCTTTATGATACCACTAAGATGGTTCCTAAGAAGGGGCACTGCTTCGATTGCTCAGGCAATGTAAGAGGTGCTCACATCTGCCCATTTGTGGATGCTGTTGGGATTGAGTTGACGGTGAGCGGCACTGATGTGATCTCATCGAAAGCAAAGAAGTACACGCAAGGCATGAGCTTAGTTTATAATGTCAACTGCGACAGAGAAGCTTGGCTGTGCAGCATAGGTGGATTGATGGCGATGCCGCTTGCTTATGCAACAGCGGTTGAGATTTATAACTACGGCTTGAGCGTTAGTCCGAACCAACGGGTGAACACTACAGTAAGCATCAATGTAGGAAGCAAGCCATTTGCAACTGCCGATGCCAACGATGGAATGATTGCAGGGCGCGACATAGCAGCAACGAGATACAGCGAAGAGCTTACGGCGATGTTGCAGAACATGCGACTGCCAAGCGACAATACGTGCTTTGATTGTAGGAGAAATATGAAGTACGTCACAGCACTTCCATAATGGCTACACCGAAGGAGATAAGTGATAGAATAAATGCTCTGTTCTCTGATTGGAATAGTGGCTTCACTCCACTATCTTTTGCAGTGCAGGATATGAGGCGTGAGATGTACATAAGAATCTTTGGAATTGATACTGGAAGAGGAAGAAATCAAGCAGGGAACTTCCTTCCAACTGTTCCCTATTCTGCAGCTTATGCAAAGATAAAAGCTAAGAACGGCAAACCTCCATTGGAGCTCACAGGCTTTCTTAAGCGATCATTTGCAACCGACCAAACCACAGTTATAACTGAAGGATTTGATACTGCAATCTACACAGTTGCAGATGAAGCAGGCAAGGTGGCAGGGCTTGAGAAACTTTACGGAACTATATTTAAACCAACAGCAGAAGAGCAATCGAGAATGCTTCAACTACATGCAGACTTGTTAGTTGAGCAAATCGCAAATCAGATAAGCAAACCATGAATCTACTTAAGACCATTATCGAGCGGCTCAATCAACGTGTTGAGGTTGCGAATATATTCGACAAGCAGTTTGGCTTATGCGAGCTTAACGCAAACGGCAACGATAAGGCTTGGGTGCATTACATCGGCAATGGTCAAGCGGAGGTAGTTACCAACTTCGATGCAAAGCAAGGCACATTGTTTTGGGCTAAGCGTGGCAAGGTGACTGTTGTCAAGACCGATGCCTACAAGATGAGCGGCTGCAAACAGTTGTATGTCACAAGCTTTCCGCTGACTGCTTATGCTGTTGTGCGCAAGAGCCATCTGCCATGCGATGGAGATGATGCGCAGGATTGGCTTGCATCAAGAATCTACAAGCTTACGAGTGGCACTGACCCACTATTCAAGCAGAGCATAGGTGTTATTAACTACGAGGTGATTCCAAGTGGATACATCAACGAGATTAAAACATTAACAGCGAACTATGAATTTGCATGTGTCACCGTTGACTTCGATATACAAGTGATCACAAGCACTGAAGATGGATGCTATGACATCTGTGCAACGGGTGACATTCCGCTTCCAGATTTCCAACCTTGCACACCATGCTTGACGGAGGTAGCTGTTGATGGGGTGACAATAACTGGTAATGGTACAACTGCTGACCCATTAGTAGCAGTTGGTGGCGGCGGCGGAGGTATAATGACTGCCATTGCATTTTCCACTGATCACTTAAGTGCAACGGGCAATGGTTACGTGATTGGCAATGTAGTTTGGTATCTTGGAAATATCTACCGATGCATTGCAAACAATGATTCACTACTACCAACCAACACTACCTATTGGACAAGTCTTGGAGCAGGATTCCAAACTATTGAAAGGCCTGCCGATTGGAATGCAACAACCGGCAACAATCAGATATTAAACAAGCCAACTATTCCAGTGCTTCCTGCGACCATTGTGGAATCAGTTGGAGGCACAGCACCAATCGCATCAAGCGGCGGAGCAACACCCGACATAAGCATCAGCCAAGCAGATGGCAGCACTGATGGATACCTAACCTCAACCGATTGGAACACATTCAATAACAAAGGATCAGTCTCATCGGTTGACCTCACTATGCCTGTTGCATTCACTGTCACTGGCAACCCAGTGCTAACAAGCGGAACATTGGCTGTTGCAGCGGCAGGGCTGAGCACGCAGTACATCAGAGGAGATGGGCAACTTGCAAACTTTCCAACATCAAGTGGAGGCGGATCAAGTGTAAGCTACTACCTTAACGGATCAGTACCTCAAGGTACATTTGCAGGTTCTGCTTACGAGCAAATGAGCAAGGCTGCAATTTTAGGACTTGGTACTACATTCACAAGAACTAATGCTCAAGGCAATGGATTGATTGCACAATTTATCACAGATGCAAATGACCCAAGCGTATTATCAATACCGGCAGGAAATTGGAATTTAGAACTATTCTTTAGAGCAACATCAAACGGTGGTAGTCCATCATATTATGTTGAATTGCTTAAGTATGATACCATAGGACTTACATTCACATCAATTGCAAATGACTCAGCAACACCTGAGGGTATTACAAACGGCACTACATTAGATGCTTATTTTACTGCATTGGCAGTACCAGCTACAACCCTTGCAGTAACTGATAGATTAGCACTTAGAGTCTTTGTAAACACATCAAGTAGAACAATTGAACTACATACTGAGAATGGTCACCTATGCCAAGTCATTACCACTTTCTCCACTGGATTGACCTCTCTTAATGGACTCACTGCTCAGACTCAGCTGCTCGCAGTTGGAACGGGAGGCACTGACTTTGGCATTAGTTCAGCAAGTGCGACTCATACCTTTAACCTACCAACAGCAAGTGCTGCCAACAGAGGTGCATTGAGCACAACTGATTGGTCAACATTTAATGGTAAACAAGATGCACTTGCTAGTGGCACAAACATCAAGACCATCAACTCGACATCGATACTCGGAAGCGGCAACTATGCCACTCCATTCGAGCTTGTTGTTGCAGCATCGGATGAGACTACTGCACTTGCAACTGGAACGGCAAAGATTACTTTTAGGATGCCAAGAGCGGTGACCTTAACAGCGGTAAGGGCATCACTCACAACGGCTCAAGCAAGTGGTAGCATCTTCACCGTTGACATTAATGAAGGCGGTGCAAGTATCTTAAGCACTAAGCTGACAATCGATAACACGGAAACAACAAGCACAACGGCTGCCACTCCTCCAGTGATAAGTGACACAGCACTTGCTGATGATGCCGAGATTACAATCGACATTGACCAGATTGGCAATGGCACTGCGAAAGGTTTGAAGGTTATGTTAATAGGTAACTACGCATGAGTTTCTTAGTCAACCCATATTTGTATGCACCAAGTTGCGCCGATGCTGATGCAGTTGCATTCATTGCAGCGGCAGGTATAACCGATGCCACAATCACATCAGCTATCTGCACATTGGTTACTACCATGAAAGCCGATGGAACTTGGGCAAAGTGCAATGCGATTTATCCGATGGTAGGTGGTACAGCAACAACTCACAAGTTTAACCTTAAGAATCCACTTGATACAAACGCTGCATTCAGACTTAGCTTTTTTGGTGGAGTTACGCATTCATCTAATGGTGTTGCTTTTAATGGCACTAATTCATATGCGGATTCTTTCTTAACTCCTTCAACTATTTTAACTGCAAATAATAATCATTTAAGCTATTATTCAAGAACAATACCTGCAAGTGCAACAGCATTTGCAACTGATATGGGAGCAGCACCTAACGCAGCTCTAGCTCCATCTGTAACAACAATAGTTGTAAGAAGACAAACTTCAAATAATTCATTTTTTAATGCTAGTACTGCAACAGTTTCTTTGATAGCATTAACAACCGTTGCGAATGGTTCAGGATTATTTATGGGCTCTATAATAAATTCATCAAGCAGAAAGTATTATCGTAATGGTTTAACTATTGCAACAAATACAACTACTGGTGTTCAATCTTTGCCACCTCAAAAAATATTTATCGGAGCAATTTCTAACAATAATGTAGCTGGATTTTTTTCAAATAGAGAATGCGCATTCGCATCCATCGGCAGCGGCTTGACTGATGCCGAAGCAGCAGCACTCTACACGGCAGTGCAAGCATTTAACACCACCTTATCCCGTCAAGTGTAATGCAAGTTCACCTACTCACATACGAACAGGCTCAGAGCCTTATTGGCATTCAGTTCATGCCCGACAATTATTTCAACCCTATCATGGATGCTGACGGCAATCACATCATCAGCATCGAAGAAGTTGAGCAGTGCTCAATTGATTGGGTGAAAGCCTTACCTTTGATAACCTATAAACCTATAACGACATGGCAGGAGTAAAAATTACCGACTTAACACCAATCACATCAGCGGCAAGTGATGACTTACTTTACATTGTTGATGTGAGCGACAACTCGCAATCACCTGAAGGCACATCCAAGCAGATTGAGGTTGGGAATTTGTTTAGCAGTGGAAGCTATACGCCGACTGCAAGTGCTGAGACTAATTTGACAACTTTATCTTTCCCAAGTACATTTATTAGAGTTGGAAATATTGTTAACGCATTTGTTTTAATTAACATAACATTGGATGTTGGAGAAGATACTGGCTCATTTGAGTTATCACTTCCAGTTGCTACAACATTTACAAGTTCAAAGCAATTAAATGGAGTGATTCAATGGTCTAAAGATGGGACATCATTAGCTGAAATAACTGCAATAGATATTGTTTCAAATAGTGGTAACACTAATATGTCAGTAACTATCACAACTGCAACTACTAATGCTGATTTAACATCTTGCGTTATAGCATTACAATATGAAATCATCTGATAGCGGCATCCGACTGATACAGGAGTTTGAAGGCTTGCGCCTCACCTCCTACCTATGTTCGGCAGGAGTTGCCTCAATCGGATACGGCGCAACCTACTACCAAGACGGCAGCAAGGTGAAGCTCGGGCAGACCATAACCCGAGACCAAGCTGATCAGCTGCTTAAGGATCACCTCAAGGAGTTTGAGGGCAGCGTGCTTGGTCTGCTTAATACAACCAAGGTGAACCAGAACCAGTTCGATGCGCTTGTAAGTTTCTGCTTCAACCTGGGCGCAGGCAACCTTGCTAAGTCGCAGCTGTTGAGGTTTGTAAAAGCGAATCCAAACGACCCGAAGATTGCATTGGAGTTTGCCAAGTGGAACAGGGCGGGCGGTGAGGTATCTCGTGGGCTTGTAAGAAGGCGCAAGAAAGAAGCGGAACTATACTTTACAAAACTCGTTTAAGCATTATGGCAAGAAGAGTCGGTAAGCCCAGGCAAGTGCTTGATATTATAATCAAGCATTGGCGGCCAACAATTGGCAGCTTGGTGATTCTTAGTTCGGTCTTCGCACTTATCTTTAAGCAGATAACCACAGAGACACTTGCAGCAATTGTGGCCGCAATGGTAGCCGCAGGATACATACCTAAAAGCAATGACAATGGATGACGGAAGAGACTCAACATATACTACAATCGATGATGGGTGCGTGGTGGGTCTTGGCTGCAAAGTCCATACACATCATCACACAATTCACATAGAGCCGCAGGTTGTGTATAAGTCAATGGAGAAATTCACTATCTTTGGCAAGCAATATTGCACTAATCAATGGGGGCAAACTTTCGAGATTGCTGCCGATGAGCCCGTGCCAGAGCTAAAGCCGATGCAACAATTCTACGCAAGCGATACAATTCAACCAAGCACATCTGCATTCTTGCTTGCTCCTAAGCCAGAGGCAAAGATAATCATCAAGCCGCGCACTGAGTATGCCGAGTACAAGCCGACAATGGATGCGCCTGTGATGGGGATGCTCTTGACGTTTACAATATACCTCACAGTGCAATGGGCATGGAGCTCAATGGGTGCATGGAATAACCTTTACAGCGAACTCACTACATGTCTTCGCTCTTCATCCTAGAAAATTCCATCGACCTCTTCTATGTGGTGACTGATCAAGACGGTGTGATTGTATCCAACAATCAGCTGTTTAAGAATTATGTCAGTCACATCAAGCCAAAGAAGATTACCGAAATCATAAACATTGCAGGAGACAAAGACGATTTTATTGATGCAATTGCAAGAGCTCGCAAGTATTCGCCTGAGCCTTCAAGAGTCTATGCTCGTACAAAGCAGAAGAACGCAAGCGATAGATATAATGTTTGGAACTGCTTTGCGATTGATGATACTCTTCACTTTGTTGGCATTCAGATAATCGATGTCACCTCCATCAGCTCGCATGAGCATGAGAGGCAGAAGATGCTGCTTGAGGAGTTTCGATTCATGCTTAGCCATGAGTTAAGGCAACCGCTTACAAGCATCTCCTCGTTGGTCCAGATGCTTAGAGATCATCCAAGCGCAAACGATAATGAGAAGCGTGACCTCCTTGCCATGATTAACACATCAGTCCACAAGCTTGATGATGCCATCAAGGCACTTGTTAAGAAAGCAGCTCGGGAGTTATGACAGACAAAGAAGCGGACAAGAGACTTGTGCAAGTGGCCGCTTTGTATGTCATCGAGAGAGGCATGCCGGTATGCGTGGCACTGCAAATTTTGCAAGCAGAGCTCAAGGATAAGCGTGAGTTCTGGCAATCATCCAAAGAACTTATTAAACTTATTCAAGATGGCATCTGTACGATCTGAAACGATATACCTGGGCGCAATCATTGTGCTCCTGTTCCTACTTCTTAAAACTTGCAGCGATGGAGTCCAAGCCGATTATCGCCTTAAGCACACGATATATGAGGATAGCGTACTTATAGCCTCGCAGCGCAAAGTAATCGCACAGGGCTCATCTGATGCAGCCAAACAAGCACAACAAATCGCAGAGCTCGAAGTCAAAGTCAAGAACGCAAGCGAGGTTGTAAAGATTGAGACCAGGACAATAATCAAAACGCAGATTAAGCTAGGTGATACGGTGATGGTGCAAGGTAAGCCTTACATCCAACTGCCAAAGCCATTCCTTAAAACAACCGATTGGTACACAATAGGCGGCATGATTAACCGCTTAGGTTGGTTGCAACTCGACAGCATCTCCATCCCGGCAAAGTTCACCTATGCTGTTGGTGACACCATGCGCACTGGCTTCGTGAATAGGCTGCTTAAGAAGAAGGACACGGTGGTCCGCTTAAGAGTCGACAATCCCAATGTGCAAGTAGTGGGCCTTGAGAATATCTACATCAAGCAAGATAAAAAGTGGCATCAAACAACTGCATTCAAGGTGGGAGTTGGGGTGCTGATTGGAGTGGCGGCAGTTAGTGCTGTAAAATAATTAGCTTGTTTTTCAGCGAGTTAGGATAATTGCGTGTAAATAGTTTTGATTAATATTGTGGGAATCAAAATAAGATATACATTTGTCAAACAATCATTCACTCATAAATCATTTACTATTTCACTCATGAACACTTTTTTCAAATCACACGACAGTACGCAGTTTTTTAACTACGATCATTTATCTGGAATCATGTTAACCATTGTGCAAGATGGCTGCCATCAAGGACTCTTCCAAAGATGTGACAAGACATCACTTGTTCTTGTTCGCCAATACTCCAAGGAGATGCAGCAAAGCCTACATGAATCAATTCGCACTTATCATCCATCTGATGTTAACGAGTTTTTCAGAATGTATCAGAAGACACTGCATAATACACAAGTATCTTTTAATCAATTAATAACTCAATTTTAACTATGGCACTAAAAGCCCCATCAGGGAATAACACCTCCCGAGCAATTGCACCAGAAGGCGCATTTGTTGCAAGATGTTACCAAATCGTTGACCTTGGAACAACGATGCAAACAGGACAATTTCCAGGCAAAAAACGCAAAGTGCAATTCATCTTTGAACTGCCCACAGAACTCCACGAGTTTGAACGTGGCGAAGGCGAGAAGCCGTTCTATGCTCGCAGCATTTACAACCTTTCGATGAATGAGAAGGCAGTCCTTCGCAGAGACATCGAAGCTTGGGCAGGCAAGAAGATGACCAACGAGATTGCATCAGACTTCGATATCTTCACGCTGCTTGGCAGAGCTTGCCTTGTGAATATCACACACGTTGAAAAAGGAGACAGCAAGTATGCCAACATCATCGGCATGAGTCCAGTGCCAAAAGGAATGGTTTGCCCTCCTGCATTTAATACTCCGATTTGCTATAACACCGAGGAGCATGATGAGGCTATATTCAATCAGCTGCCAGAGTTTATCCAGGATAAAATCAAGATGAGCGATGAGTGGATTGCGAGAATCTCCAAGCCTGCTACATGGGTGGCATCACTTGCTCCAGAGGTGGAGGTTGAGACAGAAGACGACGGCTTCCCACCTTTCTAAATAAACAAAGGGCCGTTAATCAGACGGCCCTTCTTTAAAAACAAATAAATCAATACACTATGAACGCAGTAAATATAGAAAACTTATCCGAGTTCTACAAGGCTTTAAACTCGACCGAGATGCTACGTGCTCAGAGCATGATTGAAGGTGCGCCAAGCATCATCGAAGATAAGCTCTCATACGACATGAGCGCAGAGTCAATCAAAGCAGCAAACGATGCCATCAAGCACATCGAGACCAACCGCAAGATGGTAACTCTTCCACTGGACACCTACAAGAAGTCAGTCATGGAAGTTGAGCGAGATGCCACTGCTCCGCTTAAAGCTTACATCGAGCAGCGCAAGCAGATGATGATTGACTACTCCAACGACCTCGAGCGCAAGAAGGCAGAAGCAGATGCGAAGATTGCACAGGAAGCAGCCGATGCGCTGATGTCGGCAAGCAGCAGCGATGTGAGTAACATCTTCGCCACATTCACCGATGCAACAACAACAACCACACTCGAGCTCGACCACACCAAGAACATCCGCATCACCAAAAAAGCGGAGATAGTGGGCGAGGTTGATTGGATGACACTGCTCTGGACACTGATGCAAGCAGAGATGTTTGATGTGCAAGAGTTACTTCGCAAGCTTCCAAAGGCGATGGAGATCACCAACATCGCAGAGATACGCGGCATCGAAATAGTTGAACGTAAAACACAAGCAATACGATGATCACACTGCAAAACATGGGCGATGAGTTCAATGAGCTCACACGCTACCTAGACGAAATCATGCCGCCAAAAGAGCAGCCGCTCAAGGATAAGGTAAAAGATGCAATGATTGATGCCTACTCACATGGCTACCATGACGGCCAACAAGCGATGTACGAAAGGCAACCAATACCAACCGACACAGGAGGAGACAGCGGAGGGCTCGCATATTATGAGTCGCTGTAACTGGACACTCGAAGAGACCGAGTTGCTGATTGAATACTATCCGCATCGGTCGACAAAAGAGGTGGCATTTATCACTGGGAAATCAATCGCCCAGTGTTATGCCAAAGCCTTCGCACTGCAATTGCATAAAACTCCAGAGTACCTAGCAACAGAAGCAAGCGGCAGGCTTAAGAGGGGCAATGTTGGAACGCAGTTCCCAAAGGGCAACACACCTTGGAACAAAGGCATGAAAGGGCTTGACATCGGAGGCAAAGAATCGCAATTTAAGAAGGGTCATGTGCCGCATAACCACAAGTCTGTTGCATCAGAGCGTATCGATGAAGATGGCTACACCTACATAAAGATTGCCGATCCTCGCAAGTGGGTACTCAAGCATCGCTACATCTACGAACAAGAGCATGGCACTCTTGAGCCGCACATGATAGTGACATTCATCGACAAGAACATCAGCAACTTCTCCATCGATAACCTCGAAGCAATCACCAAAGTGGAGAACATGCAGCGCAATCGCATCACTAAATATCCTCAACCAATTCAACAAGCAGTTAAAACCCTAAATAAATTATGGCACGCAATAAAATCGAAGACCTAAGAGATCACTTATTTGAGATAATCGAGATGCTCAAAGAAAACGACATGGAGCTCGACAAAGCAAAAGCAATCGCAGACATCGCCCAGGTGATTGTCAACTCAGCAAAAGTTGAGGTTGACTTCATCAAGGTTGTACATGGTAACGGCAGTGGATTTATTCCGCTAGACAAAAGAGCACTGGAGCAATGAGCCGCGACATCTACAACAGCATCGAAGCCATCAACGCATCAAGCATCAAGAGACACTACACTGGCAGCATCCAATACGCTGCTGGTGCTCTCGAGCGCGGCGCGGAGTTCCATCGCAATCTGCTTGAGACGGAGCCAAAGGACATGCCGCCAAATGCTCGCCAAGTTTTTGATGCCATCATGAAGCATCAGATGCTCCGCTTGATATTCGAGAAGTCAGCAAAGGAGATCACCTTTATCAAGGAGGTTGAGATTGATGGGCGCAAGGTTGCAGCAAAAGGAATCCTCGACTTGCACTGCCCAATGTACTCGATCAATGCCGACATCAAGACTACTTCCTGCACCAACCTGCGAACCTTTGCAGCCGACATGACCAAGCACTACAACCACATCCAAGCTGTTTGGTATAGCTACCTCACTGGATTCGATCCTGCAAACTTCTACTACATAGGAGTGCCCAATAAGTTCAAAGGCGAACTATTTATACACCGACATACCGCAGATGAAATACGAACTGCCGAAACGCTTATCAGAAACTACCTGGTCCACAGAGGGCTTTGAGAATTACTCCTTTACCAACGTGATGTATTACTTCCTGCATCGCGACTTCATATATCTCGAGACAAACTTCAAGCATCTGAAAATGATGTATAACCACTTCGATGATGCAACGGTATTCATAAGCCTTGCCGAAGATACCAAGTATGTCGAGCTTGTATGGAGCACACCTGGAAGATTTAAAAACAATTATAAATCATCAACACCTTATGACATCTACACCATTGAAAAGAATCCAAAAGCTCTGCAATGAGAGAGCCGATTCGTACAGAGAATCAGAAGACCAGTACGCACTTGTGCTTGCAATGGCCTTCGAGCACATCGCAATCTACTGCGAGGAAGAGCTGAAAAACGAGAAGCAGATGATCATCGATATCTGCAACGAGTGCGCTCAGGAAATCAGCAGAGGAAACATCGGCCTCGGAAAGCCCGTAGGTGAGCAACTTTATAAAAGGAAGTACGCATGAAAAAAGACACAGCATTCGAAGAATTATATGACTGGTATATGGATCATAATAATTGGTACAGACCAGAACATAAAAAACATTATGAGTATCAAGATATACTTTTAAAAATTAGAGAATTTAAAGCAAAAGAAAAGCAGCAGATTATTGATGCTTATTTACAAAATAGAGGCAAAGTTGAAATTTCAGAAGCACTAAAGTTGTGGAATGAAGCAGAACAATATTACAACGAAACCTACGGCTCATGATCCTGAGACCTTACCAAGAGCGATTCATCAACAACATTGCTGCGAAGCTGCGCACCCATCGCAAGGTGGTTGCTCAGCTCGCAACAGGTGGAGGCAAGACAGTATGCTTCGCTGCGATATGTGACCGCTACTGCGCTCGAAGTACACAGGATGTCCTTATCTTAGTTCACCGCGAAGAACTGCTCACACAGGCAAGCAAAGCAATCAACCTGCCAGTGCAGAAAGTGGTTGCCGGAATGAAGACCATACCGCATGCTCGCGTGTATGTCGCAATGGTGGAGTCAGCTCACAAGCGGCTGCACCTCTTCCAGAACATCGGCATGGTGATCGTTGACGAGTGTCACATCGGGAACTTCACCAAGGTGATTGAGCACTTCAAAGAGCCTTTCATAATCGGCTTCACCGCAACACCGCTTGCCGCCAAGAAGACCAACCCACTGCGCAACTACTTCACCGACATAGTGTGCGGCATCGACATACCAGAGCTTATCGAGCAAGGCTTCCTCTGCCCTGAGCAGACCTACTCAGCGGCTCAGATTGTCGACCGCGCTAAGCTTAAGATGAAAGCAGGCGACTTCGACCAAGCGCAGATGGGAGCCATGTATAAAAGCCCCAAGTACATCGACACAACAATTAATGCCTACAAGCAACACTCGCTTGACCAAAAGACAATCATCTTCAATTGCAATGTCGAGCACTCCAAAGCAGTCAATGCTGCATTCATTGCAGAGGGATTCAACTCTCGGCATCTTGATGCTGACTCACCCGACCGAGCCGAAGTCCTGGAGTGGTTTGCCAACACTCCCAATGCTATACTTAACAATATCGGCATCGCAACAACAGGCTTTGATCAACCCGACATCGAGACAGTAATAGTTAACAAGGCAACAGCATCGATGCCGCTCTGGCTTCAGATGTGCGGCAGAGGTGCAAGGCCGCATCCAATCAAGCTCACATTTAACATCATCGACCTTGGTGGCAACTGCACAACACATGGCCTTTGGTCTTCACCTCGTGAATGGGAGCAGATATTCCATAACCCGAAGAAGCCAGGCAATGGAGTTGCTCCAGTAAAAGAATGCCCCAAGTGCGCTGCTCTCTTGCACACCTCCAAGATGATATGCGATGCGCAACATCTCGGCATGCTCTTCCCTTGCGGCTACGAGTTCCCAAAGGTGGTTGTGCTTGATGAAGGCATTCAGGAGTTTATCGAGATGGGCAATGCCATCGATATCAAGAAACTCATTGCAATGAATATGCACCATAAAGAATATAGATCCCTGTTTGTTGCAGTCGAACATGTTGCCCTGCTTGCTAAAAAGACATTAAAAGAAATTAATGAGGAGAACTATATCGAAATTGAAAAAAAGAATCACGAAATTGCCAGGCTCTGGTGCAAGCAAAAAAACAGAAGATTTAATCACTTCAACAAAAAGCTTGTAGATGAGAAACTAAAAACAATGCTAAATCAATTATACAATGCTCATCTCTCACTATAAGAACATCCATGACACCCAAGACACCGACATCGAATTTGATAACTTCCTCGAAGGAGTGCGCTCAGGCAGATGGCAAGACATCGCACTCGAAGTGCGCAACGCTCCTAACAAGGAGATAAAAGAACTTAAAAAGAAGACCGCTCCAGTGGTCACAGTCAGCGGCTCATTTGCAGCTCGCAAGGATGATGCAATCCGAAAGCACTCCAACCTTATCGCAATAGATATCGACAACCTCGATGATGCCGTTGCCACAAAGAATCGAATAGGTGCTGACCCCTATATACTTGCTGCCTTCATATCTATCAGCGGCAAAGGTCTCTGCTTAGTAGTAAAGATTGACGGCACTCGGCACCTCGATGCTTTCAATGCCATCGCTGCATACCTCTACAACGAGTACCAACTTATCGTGGACCAGTCCGGCAAGAACGTATCCAGAGCTCGCTTTATATCCTACGATCCTGCACTTATCCAAAACCCAAACGCAGCAACATTCAAGAAGTACCTGCCCAAAAAGAAGGAGTTCAAGCAGCAAAAGGTAGTAGTAATAAAAACAGACTTCGACTCCATGATTGCCCAGATGGATCAAAAAGGCCTCAACCTTTGCGAGGATTACTCCGATTGGATTCGCATCTGCTATGGTCTTGTTTCCGAGTTTGGCGAACAAGGAAGAGAGCACTTCCATACGCTATCTGCCACATCATCCAAGTACAACTCCATTGACTGCGATAGCCAGTTTGATGCTTGCCTTAAAAACCACAACGAGTCCAAAGGTAAGAAGTCAAGCATCGGATCAATATACTACCTCGCCAAGCAGAACGGCATCGACATATACACCGAGCACAGCAAGGCCATCATGCGACATGCCACATCGCAAAGAGCCGCAGGGCTGTCAGCTGATAGCATAGTCAAGTCTCTCGAGGTGTCTGGCATAACTCCAGAAGAGTCAAAAGAAATAGTCGAGCAGATAGTAAGCAAGGATATCAAGTATAAATCGGAAAGCATAAGTACCGACATCGCAGCATTTGTCAACACCTACGATCTGCGAAGGAATATTATCACTCGTAAGATTGAACTGTCTTACAAGGCGATTGATGATAGTGACATTAACTCCATATTCCTTGACTCCAAAGCAATATTCAAAGAGTCAAGCAAAGACCTGGTCACATCGATAATATTCTCGAATCGAGTGCAATCCTATAATCCGCTTCATGAGTTTTTTGAATCAGAGCTCTATGAATACAACAATGACCAATGGCCAAACATTCAACTACTTCTTAGCAGCATAATAACTGACACTCAAGATGCCGACTTCTTTATTCTTAGATGGCTTCTTTCAGTTGTTGCATCTGCATATGGTAATAAGTCAGAGCTCGTGCTTGTATTCTGCGGAGAAAAGCAAGGCACTGGAAAGACTCACTGGTTTCGCTACCTGCTTCCTAAAAAGATTCGATACCTATACGCTGAATCAAAAATGGATGCAGGCAAAGATGATGAGATTCTTATGTGCGGCAGATTGATAATCAATGATGATGAGTACGGTGGTAAGTCCAAGCGCGAAGAGAAGCGAATGAAGGAGCTGACATCGAAAGAATTTATAAACGTGCGCGAGCCTTATGGTCGTGTTTCAGTGGATCTAAAAAGGCTTGCAGTATTCTGCGGAACATCTAACGAGATGCAGATACTTAGCGATCCAACAGGCAACAGACGCATCATGCCCATCCACATCCTTGGCATTGACCATGAGCTGTATAACCAGTGCGACAAAGAAGCTCTTTGGCGTGAGCTCTTCTGCATGTTCCAAAGAGGCGCAGAGTACACAATACTTAAAGAAGATATCGAAAGGCTTAACGCAGCAACAGAGATGTATAAGCTTTCAACTCCTGAAGATGATTTGATATCCAAGAAGCTTACACCTGGATCATCAACAGGCTTAGGCGAATGGATGACACTTACCGACATACAACAGTACTTGATGGGTGATACAAAGTTTAACTACCTTAACACTCAACGTATTGGCTCGATACTCACATCGTTAGGATTTGAAAAACAGCGCAGAACAATTAACAAATCGAAGGTTATGATGTACTATGTCACTCGAAATCCTATGTAAGTGGACAGCCTTGGACAGCTTTGTTTTTTTGAAGCTGTCCTCTCAAAACCGTTGGTACTCTAAAAGCGCAGAGGATATGGACAGGAGACATCTTAAAAACTATTAAATAACAGATATACACACACACATGCACACACACACACACACACACACACATGTTAGTACTAAGTGGGTTGTTTTTTGCACTAAGCTGTCCACTTCGTCTGCAACCTTAGATGCTCTAAGGATTGAGAGGAGACATGTACCTATTTTAGACATGTCCAAGGCATGCAAGCTGTCCACTTATGAGTGAGGTTGCAACCCAAGCGAAAGCATTCCAAAACCTTTGGAACGCACGCCCAGACCTACGTGGCCGCATTTTCGCCATCAACAACAACTCCATCAACGGCATCAAGGGTGCAATGAATAAAGCCATGGGAGTCATCGCAGGAGTTGCTGACATGTGCTACCTTAAGCCCGAAGGCAAGACATGCTGGATTGAATGGAAGACTGACACCGGCAGACAGTCACCTCAACAAGTTACATTCGAGAAGCTTTGCCGATCACTCGGCCACGAGTACCACATTGTAAGAAGTGAAGCAGAATTTTTAGAGATTATCAACTATGGAACTGACCACTGAGCAGAAGATCATCAAGACCATGAACGAGTGGTATCCAATCGAAGGCAAGATTGTCGATGGCTGCGTGACATATCATTCAACTCAGCGCACGCATGAGAGCTTTAGGATGCACTTGATGAATGCCCATCCCGAAAGCATCGTCTACTCCTACTACCTAAGCCGATGCGCTAAATGGATTAAGACATTAAAATTGCATAATCAAAAGTTAATTCCTATCTTTGCTGCCAATGGAACAGAAGATTGAAAGAAGAGGCGGCAAGAGAGCCGGTGCAGGTCCGCCATTTAAGTACGGCGAAGAGACATGCAACGTGACTCTGCGAATACCGAAGAGTAAGAAAGCAGATATCAAGCGACTTGTTTACGCATACCTTGAGCAGTACAAATCAAAACGAACAGAAGACTATGGCTGCTAACAGATGGCGAAGTGGATACATGCGCATTCAAGATGACACCTTCACTGGCTACTTGACACCGACAGGATCAGTGCAAGATGTTGAGGTGACATTCAAGCTTAAGGCAATGCAGAAGATCATGGAAGCATCGGAAAGCATCCAGATGGAAGTGCCCAATGAATATCTTATCGGAGTATTGCGTGAGAGCGATGCAGGTTACAAGACTGCCGATGTGATAATATACAACAAGGTTGTAAGATTGAAATTGACTGAGGACGATATCAAACGCAGCAAAACACTATCTTTGTAATCATGCCACTATTCCAAGGCGACTCGCCACAAATCATCCAGATGAACATCAAGAAGCTAATTGATGAAGGCTATGCACCAATGCAGGCGGTGGCAATTGCTAACGCAGAAGCGGCTAAATTTAAGAAGCGATAAACTCGTCAATATCTCGTCACATGAGAGAAGGTAGAAACGGAGGCAAATTGAATTCAGGCAACACCAAGAATGTTGGCCGACCTAAGAAGCTGCCCGAGCTGAGCAAGCTTATGGCTGACATCTTGGGTGATGAGAAGAACGGCCTAACAACAGCGGAGCGCATCCTCAAGGCAATTGAAGCCAAGGCATTGAAGGGCGACATCAAGGCTGCGGAGATGCTGCTTGATCGCGGCTACGGCAAGCCGAAGCAAACGACCGACACCAACATCACAAGTACTGAGCCGTTGGTGATCATAAGAACAATTGAAACAGATGGAAAATGAAACATGGATAGCGTTTGCAAATGGATACGAAGTGTCCAATAATGGAAACGTACGAAGCATTGACAGAGTTGTTCAAAGACTTAACTACGCATCCAATCTAAAAGGTAGAATGCTTAAGCCTGCTATTGACAAGAAAGGCTATAAGCGTGTTGCAATTATGGTTGATGGCAAACTTACCACACTTAAGGTGCATAGGATAGTTGCTAAGGCATTTATTGACAATGTCAATGATAAGCCTCAAGTAAATCACATTGATGGCATTAAGACTAACAATCATGTCAGCAACTTAGAGTGGGTGAACAATTCAGAAAATGTTCAGCACGCATTTGACAATGGACTTATGACAGCTAAGCGATTGCATGAAAGTCCAAGATGCAAGCAAACTAAGGAAGGCATTGAACAAATTGCAAAGCTTAAATCACAAGGAGTAAAAAATATCACAATTGCAGAAATGTTTAATTGTTCTATTTCATCGATTAAAAGATTAAATAGAAGCTATGCAATTTACACTAACTAAGACACAGACGATTGCCTTTGATATGGCGACCAACGGAGACAAGCGAGTCATTGTTTTCGGGGGCGCTATACGATGGTCGCCCCTTGCAGAAATGTAAGGGGGAAAGATTATCGAGGTGGCAAGACCTACTGGCTTCTGCTCACGATCAGCCATCTCGCATTGCACTACGGCGGCAGTCGTTGGGCAATCATTCGTAAGAGCTTACCTGACCTTAAGCGGACAACCTTCCCGAGCTTTAATGGACTGCTCGGAGATGGGTTGAACGCACATGTCAAGAGTTGGAACAGAGACACCAATGTTGTGACGTTCAACAACGGCAGTGAGCTCATCTTCATGGCGGAAAGCTTTGACGATGACAAGGACCTCAACCGCTTCAGAGGATTGGAGATTAACGGCGCAGGGCTCGATGAGGTTAACGAGCTGCAAGAGCTTACGTTCTACAAGGTGCAGGAGCGCATCGGCAGTTGGAACAAGGCGCATGGCAAGCCGCCTATCGTTTGCCTTGCTACTTGCAACCCTGCCAACAACTGGGTGAAGTCCATCATCTACGATAGGTATAGAGACAACAGTCTACCTGAGCGGTGGAGCTACATCCCAAGCAAGATCACCGACAATCCGCACATCCCTGCTGAGTACCTTGAGAGCTTGAAGGAGTTGCCGCCTGTCCAGTACCAAAGATTCGTGGAGGGTGATTGGGACATACTCGATGACGTTGCTAACCCGTTCCTGTACGAGTGGCAAGATGATAGGCACATCGATGACAGCGTTGTGCTCAATCGCAATATACCAATCTTCATCTCAGTCGATTTCAACATCAACCCACTCTGCGCACTGGTCATCCAACAGCTACCTCGAGGCTGCGTGGTGGTTGACGAGATTAAGATTGAGAAGGGCAGCGTTGATGCGTTCTGTGATCACATCGAGCGCATGGGCATCCCAATGGGCTTGCTGCGCATCACTGGCGATGCGATGGGCAAAGGTGGCACAGTGCAACAGCGAGACAACTCCAGTGCTTACACGCAGATCAAACGGCGGCTGCACCTCAGCGATTCGCAGATCATCATACCGGCGAATCCAACCCACTACAACAGCCGCATCGATTGCAATGCAGCACTGCGAAAGCTTGACATTAGAGCCAACTCGGTTAGGTGCAAGGGCTTCGTGTTCGATGCTAAGCAGGTCCAGTGCGATGCCAACGGCAGCATCATCAAGAGCAACAGAAGAATTTTATCCGAGCGTGCCGACTTCTTGGATTGTTTTCGTTACTTTGTAAACGCAATACTTAAGAGATACCTATGAGCGTATGTTCACCATGTTATGATGCAGGCAGTTATGTGAACGCCTGCCTGACAGAGTTTAGCTTCGGCATTGTCGAAGAGGACACACTTTACACTGTATGGCTGCAACACAATGCCACGCAGAAGATAATGCAGTTTGAAGCGACTAGCGATGGCGAAGGCTACATCACCATTGAAGGCATTCAGATTGATCCACTTCAAGGATATACGATATGGGTTACCGACTCCGCAGGCTCAAGCGTGCAGCAAGACATCACAGTCGATGGCGATATCTACAAGTGCTTATCATTCTCGGCTGTTTCGGTTGGGCTAAGTCCTGTGGTTATTCCATGAGCAAGGTTAGAGCAATCATCAAAGGTTGGTGGTATCTGCTAAGGGGTAGAAACAACGAGCTAAGCAAACCACGTACTGCCATCTGCTCTCTGTGCCAACACAAGGACAAGCTGCTTAACTCATGCAATGCTTGCGGCTGCTTCCTTCCTGCGAAGACCAGAGTCGAAGATGCAGAGTGCCCATTCGGATACTGGTGACATGGCAGGCTTCATCCATGTGCAAACGAAGCTGATCCAGTTTATGGACACAGAGGATGAGCAGCTCAAGGACTTAACAGCGGAGGAGATTGGATGGACAGATTTACTTATCAACACCGATCAAATCAACTATGTGTTTGATGATAAATTGGACACGGTGATCATGATGCAGAACGGCAGCCAACTATTTGTAAAAGAATCAATACATGAAGTACATCAAAGGATTAAAAGGACTACTGCGTTCTTTCTCGGGCAGTAAGAAGACAACGCACAACCTCGTTGAGGTATTCACTCACGAGGGGCACACCTACTATCGCTTCCCGAAAGAAGTCAATCTACCACTGGAACGCTTCAGCATGTCGATGTCCTTGCTCGAGCGGTTGAGCTCTGGAGTCAGCGGCGGCGAGATGGAGTTGATACTTGGCGAAATGGAGAAGGCATTGGGTGCAGGGCTAAGCAATCCAAAGAACGCGGCACTGATTGGCGCATACATCCATGTGATACGTGAGCGGCAGGACACGGTGATACATCGCGACATCCTGCTTAACATTGCGGCTACTTGGTTGGTGCGCGATGACGAAGACCCGAACATCGTGAACAGCGACATCCACAACTATAAGCTTGAGTTATTCGAGCAACTGAGCAAGGGAGGTGCGAAAGATTTTTTCTCCGGCTTGGGTATCGATCCGCTGATGCCCTTGTTAACTATGTCTCCAGAAGACTTTCAGACATTATGGGAATACAACCTGGTGCAGCAAAGAAATCTCAAAGAGTCCTTG